CGCGCGACGGTGCAGGTCACTGGCGCGACTGGCTGGCTTCAGCAGACCATCATCCGCAATGGCAAGACAGGCATCCGCGCCACCTCCTTCGTAGACTCCTTCACGCTCGGCACAAGCACAAGCACCGACCGCGACATCATCAATGGGCTGCTCGCACGAGTCGCATCACAGCAGACCGACGCCTCCACCTTGCAGCTTCTCAACACAGCAGTGATCAGCGGCTCAACACGCGCGATCTTCACAGGCTCGGCGCAGACGATTGGCAAGCAGACCTTCAAGGCGACCACCTTGCAGAGCGCGCTCGATTCGGTAGCAGAAGAGGCAGGCGGTATTGCTGAAGTTCAGTACCGCTTCTGGATTGATGGCGACGGCCGCCTCAACTACGGTCCAAAGACCGTGGCTCCGACCTATGCCACAGCACCGGCAGAGATCGTGACTGATCCTGCGAGCGTCCAGACAGGCAGCACAACGACAGCAACGCGCCTCTTGGCTCGTGACCTGAGCGTCAACCTTGATCACGACAATATCGTCAAGGGGATCTTCGTGATGGCTGACTCGGCGTATGCGCGCTACGACAACAACCAGACCTGGCCGACAGCGCCAACCAACGACCCATACTTCCGCACCTACAACGGCACCTACAGCCGCAACGGTGCAGGGCTTGCAAGCCGCAATGGTCCGCTGCCGCACGAAGTCTTCAGCGCGCCAAAGATCGTCAAGAAGTCAGACCGTGGCACGCAGATTGGTGCACTCGCTCGCGGTACGATGAGCACTCGCGCGCAACCGCGACGCACCGTCTCGTTCACCATTGCCGGTGGGAACCTGAGCCAGACCGCTTCGCCAGACTGGGAGTACGGCTACAGCCAAGGCTACCCAGTTGCAGCTGCAACGCCGTATACGCTCGTCAAGGCGTGGCTGCCAGGGCAGTATGTGAAGATCACCGCGCCGATGCTCGACCTCTCGTCCACCATTCTCTACATCCCTACCGTCACGATGCGCTTCGCAGACGGTGGCGGAACTTACCAGGTTCAGTACGAGATTGAGGCAGACTTCCGCAGGCAATACATCAGCGGCCTTCGTGGCTTAGTTGGAGGTGAGTAATCGTGGGTAAGTACGGCACAAACCTAGAAGGCTTCGGAGCGTTTGAGGGCGGAGTCAACGCCGACAAGGGCGCACCGCTCGTCAGCACATCGAGCGACGGCGAGACGGCGCTGCTCTTTGGTCCTGCTGCGCTGCGTGAGATTCAGGCAGGCGTAGCGAACGGAGACTTTGCCATTCCGCCAGACGCGGCTGGAGACACGATCACCGCCGAGAACCCACTGCCGTACTGGACATTCACCGATGTGAACAGCGCTGGCGCAATCACCTGTGCCGTAGTCGCCGACGCTTCCGCTGGCTCTGGCAATGTGCTTCGCTTTACGATTGCAAACAATACTGTTTCTGGAAGAAGCGCAAAACTAACTCGCTATATTCCAGTTGCGTCAAGTCGAGATCGTGCAAGCATCAATAGGCTAATCGTTGGTATTACAAATATTCCAAGCACAGCAAATGCCAATGTCACAATCACTCAGCAATATGTCAAGGCTGACCTAACAAACACTGGTACTGCTGGAACAACAACTAATACTTTTGCACAACTTGCTACGGCCGCTGCCTTATTCACCGCAGGTGTTGTTCCATTTGGAGTTCCAGGTACACAAGGCCTTACTTTTGCAGCACCATCGGATGCTGCGTATATCTTGCTAACAATCACGGTTGCAACTGTCACCGCAACGGTCACACCTGCTCGAACTATTGACTTCTGCGAAGTCAGGATGATTATGGGTACAGATGCTCTATCCGTTGCAGAAGCGTTTGATCCTGCAACTTATTACCCTGCATCTATCTATCAAGAAAATGGAGTTCTAAAAATCTCAAATGGTGCAACATCAACATCTAGCAAAGTTCAAGTTCTTGGAGAACTGACAATCTCTGGCGCCAACTCCGAGTATGTTGCGCGCATTGCATACACAACAACGCAGTCGCTAACCAACAACACTTCAACGAAACTCCTATTCAACACGGCAAGTGCTACGCCGGATATCGGCTCATACGATCCGCAAGGCTGGTTCAATAATGCCAACGACAGCATCGACATTGGTCAAGATGGCTTCTACGCCGTCGCCGCAAATGTGGCTTTTGCTGCTAACACCACTGGTCGCCGCGAAATTGCTATCGCGGTAAACGGAACAGTGAGAGCCAGCGTGAACATCTCTGCTGCCTCAGCCAGTACGACAAACCTATCAGTCAGCACTAATCTGTATCTGGTTGTTGGCGACGAAGTGACCGTCAGCGCATTGCAGACTTCTGGCGGTGCGCTCAACACGGCAAATGTGGCAGGCGTGTTCCCAGCCTTGAGCCTTGGAAGGATCGGTGCGTGATGGATGCTGAACTTCAGGCACTCGATGCAGCAATGGCCGCAGCAGCGGTTCACGGCTGGCAGATCATCCTGCTTGATCAGGTTGATGGCGTGTGGACTGCTATTGCATCCGACAAGATTGACGGCGAGCCACTCGTCACAGGCACTGGAGCAACTCGAACTGACGCGCTGCTCGCGCTGACTGCCGCGCTGGAGGCACGATGACCCCACGCCAGATTGACTCGCTAATCGAACGCCTGGACTCGCACTCCGCCAAGCTGGATGAGGTGCGCTCCGATGTGGACAGGATCAAAGGAGGACTGGTTGTGATTGGTGCGCTGTTGTTCAGCGTGCTGATTCCACTGCTCGCATCGCTGCTCTCTAAGTGAAGCGGCTCGCGTTCCCACTGCTCGGCATCATCCTGACCTGCTCTATGGTCGCGCCGATTCTGGCGATGCCAGTCTGGACATTCGCTACCACCGGCGGAGGCTCGGTCGCAGAGGTAGAGGGCGGCTTCACGCTGACTGGACCCAATGAGGGAGGCGGCAACAACACCGCGAGCTACACGGCCGTGGCTGAGAGCGACTTCACCTACTCCGCGCTGTGGCACTTCACGACCACTGACGCTCCCTTCTTTGACCGTCCGCTGTTCCTGCTCAACGGCGTAGAGACGCTGCTGGTGCAGCCTGACGGCGGACAAGATGTGCAGGGCAGCATCCAGATCGATCTCGTAGCTGGCGATGTCTATGGGTGGGCAGTCAATGCGACCGACTCTTGCTGTGGCGCTGGCTTCCTGACGATTACCGATCCGACCTATGTCGCGCCATCGCCAACACCCAGCGTTGAGCCTTCGCTAGAGCCAAGTCCAGAGCCGACTGTGGAGCCTTCGCCAGAACCAACGCCAGAACCGTCACCATCTCTAGAGCCAAGCATTGAGCCGTCTCCGACACCTACGCCGGAGCCGTCACCAAGTGAGGTGCCAAGTGTCCAACCATCGCCGATCCCATCACCGACTCCCACACCCAAGCCGACGGCCACGCCTGACCCTACGCCAGAACCTAGTGCGAGTGAGTCCGCTTCTCCTGATCCCACTCCTGTACCTACTGACTCACCATCCGTAGCTCCGAGCGTGGAGCCGACACCTGAGCCATCGCCTTCACCAGATAACATTGCGGAAGAAGCAGCACAAGCCGTAGGAGAGGCGGTGGCTGCCGTTGGTGAAGCGGTAAGCGAAGCCATTGGCAAGATCGCCAATCTCGGCAAAGACCTCTCGCCAGCCGAGAAGCAGAAAGCCGCTCCGGTTGCCGTCGCCATCGTGATCAGTCAGGTGGCGAGTGCAGCAGTAGCGGCCGCATCAAATGCCGCTAGTGCAGCCGCTGCAAGCGCAGCGAGAAAGGTGACCAAGTGATCAAGCGCATCATCCTAGATCTCGTCGGTGGAGCGTGGACGATTCTCGGTCTGCTCTTCGCGGTCGTGGTCTTGCCGGAAGGCGACACGCAATCAACGATGGCAACACTGTTCGGCGGACTGACGCTGATCTGGTTGCTGACTGGACCACTCAGGTGGATGGAGGAGTAATGAGCGCGAGCGACCACATCGAGCAGATTCACGAGCAGGGCTGGACGCGCGTTGATACCGCGCCAGGTGAGTGGGTTGCGTTGGTTCCGAATGAGAACAACAGCGCCTTCGGCGGCACGCTCTGGAAGGTCGCAGCCGATGGCAAGGAGTACGCAGAGGGCGTGACGGAGGGTCACCCTGTCAGCGCCGCTCTGGACTTTGACGCAGCCGGTCGAGCAGTCGCCGTGCTGATCAAGAAGGAGAACGCAGGGTGAAGTACCGAGTCAAGTCGCAGCTCTACAGCGATGCAGAGGCGCAGCAGAAGGGCGCGAAGCAGATCCTAGATGACTGCACCTGGTCATCGTGTGCCGCCGCAGTCTCGTGGGCTTCTGGCTACACCGTGGACTACAGCGCCGCTGACGGTGTCGCAGCGCAGCGCGTCGCGCTGAAACGAGTCGATGTACAAGGCAAGTCCGATAATGGCGGCTCCCTGCCAGAGGCAGTCAAGGTCATCGCGCACCTAGGCGGTAAGGCTCGCTACGCTAAGTCGTGGGAGGACGCAGTCGCAGCCGCCAAGGGTGGCGCGGCACTCATCGTCCACGTACAGCAGGCTCCACGATTCTATCCAGCCGGACTAAAGGTCTCGGCGTGGCACGACCGCTGGTTCAAGTGGTGGAGCAAGCACGCGCCAGAGAAGATTCAGGCTGGCTACGGACACTGCACCAGCGCTGGCTATGACCCTGTTGACGGTTGGCAGTGGGCGTGTCCGACGCGCGACGAGAAGGTCGCCGCTGAGAAGTACGCCGTGCCAGTGACTGAAGAGCAGCTCCGCCAGATCGCCAACAGCAAGGTCAAGGCTGGCAAGTATTCCCACGACTACAAGGCGCTCCT